CTGCCATTGCGTTTGTACCACCTATTTGTATTCTAATATTAGTACCGGTAGTTGGAACTACTGCTCCACCTACTGTAGCGATAGATACAATCTGCGCTCCTGGTGGTACCATTACATCACTTACGTATGTACCTGGTATTGTTGCGCTCCATGTAAAATCTGCTGATGCACAGTGCATCTCTCTATTTCGGCCTGCTGCGGCCATTGTTGGATTTGCCATTATTTTATTATTTTAAAGTTAGATATTTATTTTATTATAGGTTAACTGCTAAGAAGCTTCCACTAAGAGAATTCATCCAAGGATTAATCAGACCTTCAAAAGTTGCTTTCTGTCCGTTACCTACACCACCTTGAGCATCTATAGCTACTATAGTCATTTCTGGGCTCCATCCATCTTTATTAAGATTAGCCGTTGCATGCTGATCAGAATGCATAATTGTATACATATCATATAAAGCTGTAGATACTGCATACACTGGGTAAGAAGGTATTGGGAATCTCATTAGATTCGTTATACCATCATATCCTAATGCTGCTCTTTCTTTATCAGAAACATGAGGGAATGTACCAGATCCATATATTGGAATAACACTACCTAAAAGTCCATCTGCAGTATGTAGAACAGTTGTTCCACCATCAGTGAATCCATCACCTAAAGCTATTTTCCACGTTACTTGCTCATAACCATCAATGATAGCATAAGTTTGTGCTAAAGCTGTTAGGGTAATACCCCAAGCTGTTCCTACACCTACTGCTGCTACTGCTGTCATTAATGTAGCTGCTACTTGATCAGCATTTACTGCAGCTGCTAAAGCTACTGCAATTTCTTGTTCTGTAGCTGTTGCATCAGAAGTATAGTTAAATCTTCTAACTAACTGTCTTTCAGATCCAATAACTTTATCATATATAAATATGATAGATAATGTATACTCTACTGAGTTTACTACATTAATCCCAACTAATCCAACTCCAGCTTGTGCACCTACTACAGATACTTGTTGTACAGCTGGTGCATAAGCAACCCCATTCCATTTAGATACATTTAATCCCTGTATTTTTGCAGAGAATTTTGGTGCTGCTCCTACTCCTGCCACTCCTTGTACTATGTAGCAGTAGTCACTGTCTGATATTGTATCACCAGCGATCATTCTAGTCATGTCGTTTTTTACGACTGATATTTCCCCGGGTACTATAGAAGCTACTGTTGTACCAACAGAAGAGGCTATATTTGTTCCGATAAGGATTTTATAATTTTCTTGTCTTGCCATTACGCGTTTTTTTTTAAATTATTATTATTAAATTAATTACTCTTGTGTCATTTCCGCCATTATGTGAGATTGGAATCTCGGACTAGCTATATTTTCTAATGCTAATGTTACTGCACCTGCAATAATTTCTTCATGAGTATGATCTGCTAACTCACAATCAACTGCAGGAAAATTTATTATATCTAATCGTATCGGTTCCCTCAAATATCGGAGGTAATAACTTGGTATTGTAAAACTCCCATCAGTTAATAATTCTGCCCAAGTTCCATGCATAAGCCTTAATACTACTCCTTGCGAAGGTTTATTAAAAGGATCATCAATCACCTTGTTATAATCATTATGTTGTAACGCATAAACTCCTGTTCTCTCAGTTACCCAACTGCCATTGCAGTCTGCATAACGAATGTCACACTCTTCGTTAATGGCGAACCAATAAATGGTCGGACCCCCTATAATACCATTTGGCAAATCAAATAAAATGCCATTAGGTTTTGTAGGTATTTGGATCAAACTTGGAGGTAAAGTTATCTCTGTTACAATAGTTCTTAAATCGTCAGTACGTTTCTGAGTTTCCTCAAAGGTTTCGCCCTTCGGATCATGGGTGTAGCGTTGTTTTACAAAACGATCCTGTGACCTATTAAGCCACAAATCGATTTCTTCAGGTTCAAAGTTGGGGTAGTTAAGACTATCAGTCTTATCTAACCCCACTTTAAACTGTATATGCATTTCTGCTAACGTCATTACTTTTTAGTTGCTTTTAGTTTAGACTTTAATGATAATACAATATCCTGATTTTTACCATCTTTTAGATATATTAATGCATTTTCTAAATCGTGTCCAATAGCACTATCGCCAAACATATAATGTCCGCCTCTAATACGTAACGCATTAATTTCTACAAGATCGTTTATAAATACTCTAAGTTTAAAATCTGGAAGACCTACAGTCTCATTGAACTCTTTTGGATCTTTTTCTATAATTTCTGCAAGTGTATTTTCAATTAATGTATCAGAAGCATTTGTTGCTTTCTTACCCATTATATTTAACACATTACGCATTTCAGAAGAAGTCATTGAATTAAATGATTTGTATGCTGATCGTCTTGATTTTACTTTTAGATTATCTTTCTTAGCGTCTTCCTCAGCATCGTATAACACATACTCTGCTTTAGGCCAAGAAGTTAAATCGTTAACTGAATTAGCTACACGGTTGCTCGCCATTAAAATTTTATAATCTATAAAATCTCTAGGTAAATCTAACTTTAAGGTTTTATTCTTATCAGTTAGTACAACTGTATAGTCGTTCCAGTACTCTGAATATTTTCCAAGTGTCCCCGGCTTCATCTGTAATTGCTGTTCAAGGTCTTTCTCTTCCTCTGGTAAAAGACCAGTTGCATAGCCCCCTCTTCCGAGAGAGGCTATGACTGTGTCTTTACACTTTGGGAATCTGCTAAACCCTGACCAGGATTGTCTTTCTAAAGCTTTTAGAACCACTTTTCCGTCGTTTGTTTTCATGTTTATTATTGTTAATTATTAACTATTTGCTGCTACTTTTGTACAAATCAACTCACCACATGCCATAGGATTTTTAATCATAACCCCACACTCTGTTAACATATGAACTGAATAACCATCAAGACTATCAGAACGCATCGTGTTAACAGACTTCGCTGTGTTACCAAATGGATCCACAGAACCAGCAGTATGCCACATCATATCCTTAGAGTCATTTTTATGAACTGATTGGATGTTTGATTCTCCACCGGCCATACCAAAGTCAAGGAATGTAAATCTGTAAGACTCAATAGGTCTTCCAGTATCTGCATGTAACTGTCTGTTAATTACTGTGTTATCATATAAAGGTAAATGTTTAAGAGTAATTCTTGTACCGTTTAATCCCATATAGGTTTTAAACTGCCCTCCTAAAGCTAAGTTTTGTCCACTACCAGTAATGAATGTTGAGTCTACAAGAACCCAGTTTGAAGCTGCAGTTTTCATAGCTTTATCAAATTCTGCAAATCCATACTCACCTGTAAACGCAACAAATTCTCTTGAGGATTCAGGCATTACATTATAAGAAAGATCAATTAAGAAATCTCTAATAATATTTTCTGTTAGTGTAGAGTAGAAACGTTTATTTGCTGGAGCAATTTGCTCTCTAATACCCGCCCCTTCATAAACTGGAAGACCATTATTACCTAACATATTCGTAACACCACTAGCAGTAGCTGAAAATGTAGAGTACCAATAAGATCTTTCAATCTCTCTGTACCACTGAGCCATTGCTTCCCATTCAGCATATCTTGTCCATACTGTGGTTTTTTTACTTGGGTTTGCTGGGTCAGCTAATTGAATAACAAGAGCGTCAGTTGCTGCTGATCTTGTTACTGTATAAGACTTTCTTAAAGTCGATAAATGATTTCTCATTTTAAATGGAGCACTAAAAGTCGTGTTACCACCAGTTGAGAATTCAGGAACTGTAGTGTACTCTTTCGAGAACTCGCTACCTGAATCAATCAATAATGGATCCATAAAGAAAGTTGGGTCTGGACTCGTTAACTTCAACGTGTATATCCAATCCGAACCATCAAAATATGGATCTTCCATTACTCGTACTCTATAAGTACGATCATCCGCAACCAATACTTCTTGGTTAGCGAACCATTTTTCTCCGAACTTAACTCGGAAAGTTGTTCCATTTAAACCTGGTGTTACTCCACCATCGCCTAAATTTCCAGACACTGGGATTGCCTTTTCATCATCTCCTTGCAAATGCCAGTCATATTCTCTATTACCGATTTCAGTAGATCTTCCCATCCCACTTGTTAAGTATTGGATAGGGTTAGAGCCCTGCATACCAAAAATACGAGTAACTAATGTACTCATAACTTCTGGTTCAGTTAAGTATGCTGACGAAAGGTGATTTTGTTGGGTTAATCCCGAATGCCATTTTGTTTTGTAAAGTTGCAATCCGTTTATAGCCATTCACTTTTTTTTTAATTAATTAATAAATTGTTTATTTAAGCGCATTTTCAAATAAACTGAAATCAATTTCTGTACCTTCTGCATGTGTTCTTGTTTTACTTTTAAGTTTTCTAGTAGAAATATTAGAAGCTCTTTCAAGATTTGCTTTCAGTGAAGAAGTTGCCTTTGTTCTAGCCTTCTTTTCAATTTTTGAGAAATTAAACTTATTATAATATAACCAAGCCATTTTCAGTTGAGAGTCTTTATCAGCTTCAGAATCTGAAACTAGCCTTGTCTTCCCCGTTTTCCTATCTACCTCTGTTATATAATTGTAGAAATCCTTTTTTACTTTTTTGCTTATATCAAATCCAGCGATTTCCTCTCTGGTATCAATATCTTCTCTTAGACTTGTAAGGAACGTTTTATGGTTCTCTTCTGCCTCTTTTGACTTATCCTCTTGCTCACGCAATAGGTTCTGTCTATCTTTTGTTTGTATCTGTTTTAATTTTGATAAGGCTCTATTAGCTCTCTTAGCTATTAAACCACCATCAATAAAATCTTGAATATCTGAAGAAATTTCAGTTTGGTCAAAACCTTCTCTCCTCATTAATTCTGCAACTAACTGTTTTTGAAGATTCTCTTTTCCCTCAATCATTTTAACATCAATCTTAGAAAAGTCTACATCACTTGTTGCTTTAACAAATTTTTGTGGGTCTCCACCTTTATCTACATACTGAATAAATTCTTGAGCTAAAGGATCTAAATCAGTTTTATACTTTTCTATTCCTTTCTTAATTTCATTCTGTATAAGTGTTTGAAAACCCTCCTCTGAATCATCAAACTCTTCTTCATCGAAATCAACAATACCTTCCTCTTTTAAGAAGTTTGCAATAACTCCTAATTGAGATACTTCAGACTCTTCTGATTCCGTAGATAATTCTTCTTCAGTGACCTCACCTTCTGGTACTTCACTTTTATATGCAATTTCTAAATTATCTGGACTAAGATCAACTTTCTTATCTTCTGTTATTTCTTTTGTTGTTTCTTCTGTTTGTTCTTTAGTTAAATCTTTTATCCCAGTATCTGATCCTAATGTCTCAGTTAAATCTTGTTCTGGGACTTCAGCTACTTCTTTAATCTCTACATTAACATCTGGCATAATATCAGTTGCTAAATTTTTAAATCCCTCTAGTGAATTTTCGTTTGTTTCTTCTGACATAGTGTAATTTTTATTTTAGTTTACAAAAATATATTTAATTAATTAAATAAAAAAACCTTTTCAAGGAAAAAAAATAAATTTTTTATTGTTTATTATAGCTTTTCCTTAATATCTATAATCTTTTCTTTTGGCAATAAAGTTATCATACCCATAAGACACATCATTCCACTTAGACGTCATATAACCTTTCTTATGTCTGTAAGGTGTAGATCTTTCTGCTTTAAATTTATTTTTATCCATCATCCATAATACATATTTTTCAGTTTCTGAATTTGTTTTAGTATACCAAGTTTGCCATCCTGCATCTTTTTCTTCCTGTGTTAACTTATGGTCCCAAAACTCATCAAAGTTTGTAGGTCCCCAATTATATGCAGCGAAAGCTCGAGCTTGTTTCTCCTCTTTTGATGGGGCTGAACTTATATTCCCACTGTTTGTTGCCTTACCTTCATATAGCTTATCCATATATACTCTTTGCGCTAACACAGAGGCTGCATCATCTGTAATCTTAGCTGTTGGCGGAATCTCTCCTTTCTCTTTTAACTCTTTAAATGTGCTAGGCAGAAACTGTGCTATTCCCATAGCTCCTTTTGGGGATACTACAGTCCTATCTCCTCCAGACTCTTTCCAGACCTGATCTAAAAACTGATCTTCAGTAAAATTATCTTTTGAATAATTATCTAACTGGGCATTTACCAAAGATTTATTTATTGTATTATAAGTTTGATTACCAAAATTACCATCAGATTCTATATCAAAGCCCTCAGAAATTAACTGGTTTTGTGTGTTCATTATAAACTGCCCGTCTTTTTTCTTGGTTCTATAAGACTCAAGATCTGCCCAACCTTTTTTATCAACTGTATACTTGGTAACATCATCTTGTATAATAGGGGCTTGATAATTTGGATCTAAATCTTGTTCTGAGGGAGGCCATGATAAAACGGGATCCGCTTCGTCTACAAGTCCATCCCTCGGTTCAATCTCTCCTCCATATTTTCTATACATATCTTTATTTGTTAAATCAAACATACCATTATTACCTTGTAGATTTTTTAAATAATTACCTGGAATTTGATTAGAAATATTAGTTTTACCCATTATACCATCATCAATATAATTTATCTGTATATTATCCAAACCTTCTTTTTGTAAAAATTGTGCTAGATTATCAGTACTATAAGGATCACTGTAAGAACCTTGACGTTTTACTATAGGGTTTAACCAATTTTCTTTATCTAAAACTAACTTTTTATAAGTTGGGTTAGAAACTATTTCATCATAATTATTATAAAAATTTTCATAACTTTTTAATCTAGCAGGTCCTGATGAAGCACTATTATTGTCAAATACTTCACCATCTTTAATTTGTTTTTTTAAGTTATCTATATTTTTTTTAAGCATTTTTTTACTAGTACCTATATTAGAAAGATCATGCCAAGTAACACCTAATCCTTCTAGATATAAAGAATTTGGACTATTCCTCATTGCTAAATTATATAGATTATCACCATAATAATTACCAACTGTTTTATCTCCACTAAATAGTCCTGTATACTGATCCCTATGATCTACCTTATTTTTATAAAATGTGCTTTTACTTACAGATCTTAAAGGGTTAGGTCCTGCATTATCTACACCTCTATATACTGATTCATAACCATCAGGATAAGCTGATTTAAAGTTATTACTATTTGCTTGTACAAATTGTTCGGGAGACCCTACAAAATCAGAACCATCAACATTTTTCATCCAAGTTCCGTTTTCTTTTGCGGTTTGCTCTATTAAATGGTACTCATCTAATAATTCTTTATTTTCTGGAATCGCTTTATTAAAGTCCTTCCATTTTATAGTAGATTCAAATTTAGGTTTAATAAAAGATTTAATTGATTTAACCCCAGATATAACTGGTTTTATAATAGCATCATCTATAATTCCCGGAAGTTTTGCTCCCTTTGCTGTTAGCTGCATACCTTCTAAAATAGGGATAGGGGTAACAGCTGAAATCCAAGCTTCATTATAATCTTGAGTTTTTTGTTTTAACGTATTACTAGAATTATTTTGATTAGCTGCTCCTGAAATCCACTGCTTATTAGGATTATTTCCTATTAAAGGGTTATAAACAATTCCTGGATTTGGTTCTGTATTAAGTGCATTATATAAATCTTCTGGCATTCCTGTATTCTCCCAAGGTAATATTTCTGGAGTAATTACAGGGGCTACATTAGTAGCGTCTGATTCTGCTACAGGTAAATGTTCGCCCCCATGATTATATTTTTTGGGAGCTCCACCGTAGGCACGTTGAAGTGGAGAACCATATAAGCTTGTATCGAGATCCTTTAAATACGAAGTTATAAAATCTTTATCCATTTGACTTAGGTTTAGAATTAGCAGCTTTACGTTTTATAGATTCATTCGCTTTATTTGAACGTTGCTTTTCTTTTAATTCTTCTTTTTTTAATCCTAATTGACTTTGCATCTTTTGTCTTTCTAGCATTTCTTTTGCATTATCACTAGCCTCTTCTACTCCAGCTGTGGCTTCTTTTCGATCTACATACCCATCATTATTATCATCTGCATCGATCAGTCGAGCTTCTGCGTTTATCATGGCAACTTTAATTTTAGTCTCATTATCCATAGTATTACGTTCATCTTCTCGTTCTTCCTTAGCCATTTCTTTTTCTGTTTCGGCTTGTGCCACTTGTTGCTGTGCCTGTTGTTCTGACTGTTGTGCTTCTGCTTGTTTCTTTTCTAATTCAGCTTGAGATGATTCTAACATCTTTCTAACTTTAGTAATAGATTCAGATTGTAATATACTTGCAACATCTGTGAAAGAAACTACTCCTGCTTGGAGAGCTGCTTGCGCTAACGATTTTAATGTATCTAAAGCCTTATCATCTTTCGCTGAGTTTGAAACAAAAATTCCATAACTAGAATTTGTAAAATCTTCTGGTTCTACATTTAAAAATGTTCTTGACATATCATCAGCTATATACTGAATTTTCTTACCATCTCTATAAGCCATTTTAGCAACATCGATTAATGCAGTTAAAACTTTTTTCTTACATTCATTATGTGAGTAAAACCAATATTCTGTTATATGCGAAGATTGTGTTACAGCTCTCTCAGTATTTCCTACTAACTCTGAGGTTTGTACTTGACCCTGACGTTGTCTACTAACCCCAGAGAGTTCTCCAAGTTCAGTTTTAATATTATCTAATAATTGTACATGGGTATTAATATAATTTCCCATTGATAAATCAATGCTTTGAAACTGATTAAAAGCTGGAGCTTGTTGAGATCTATTTCCTTCTTCCCTAGAATTAATAAACATAACTCCCATCGATTCTAAATAGTACATCCATTTAGAAACATCCCATCCTTCTGATGATGGTATTTGAGATATATCCATAAGAGCAACCTTACCTTTAGATTTAGCTATTGCTAATTC